TCTGGGGAACAAATACAGAAGGTACAAGAAGCGTATATACTTATACTGAGTTAATCAGAGCAGATATTATTCGTGAATATGTAAATGATGAACTTATCGATGAGCGTCCCAACGTATTGGGAGAGATTCCGATTGTTCACATTGCCAATCACCCTGCTTCCGGATCTCCTTGGGGAATGTCCGATGTGCAGAATCTTATTTCTCTGAACCGTCAGTACAACGAAACTGCTACCGACATTGCAGATATCGTCAATTACCACGCCGCACCTATTACCGTTGTTATTGGTGCCAAGCCCTCTCAGCTTGAGAAGGGAACCAACCGCGTATGGTCCATTGGAAACAAGGACGTAACAGTTAACAACCTTGAGAACGGTGTGGATCTGCAGTATCCGCTTGAGGTATTGAATACTCTCAAGATCGGTATGCACGAGATGACCGGTGTTCCCGAGTCAGCTCTTGGACAGTCCCAGCCTATTTCCAATACTTCTGGTGTAGCTCTCTCAATTCAATTTATGCCATTGATGCAAAAGTTTGAACTAAAGAAGATACAATATGGTAAGGGACTACAAAAGATCAATGAATTCGCGCTAAGAACTTTGTTCATCTTCGAACCGGAAGCGGCACTATATAATCCTGAGACTGAAGGAATTATCCAGCCGGGTCAGCCGCTGCTAATTGATCCAAGAGATCCCTTGGTTTACTTCTCCGATATTGACTGGCCTTCACCACTTCCAGTGGACAGACTGATCAAGCTCAATGAGATCGCAGCCATGATGAACATGGATCTGGAAAGCCGTAGAGGCGCCCTTAAGCAGCTTGGGGAGCAGTTCCCTGACGAGAAGCTTCAAGAGATTTATGACGAGCTTCACGAGGATGCTGTACGTGATGGTGCTCTACGTATGACCAGAACACAAATTGACTCTGTAATCTACAACCTTACTGGAATGGTCCCTCAACCGGATGGAACATCGGCTCCAGATCCTAATGCAGTACCGGCAACGGATGCTGAAGGAAAGCCAAAGCCAACCGACCTAGGACCAGGAAAGATCCAAGGTGACTTCGATACCCAAGCCGCTGATGGTGCGGGATCGATTCAAATGCTTCAAGCAGCAGTTGTTCAAGCATACGGAACCAAGCTAGGTTCCCGTCAGCTTCCAACAGATGACTAAGTAAACATTTAAGTAAATCGTATTCGGGATATATTCGGAAAACAACGAGATAAAATCTACAGGAGATAAAATGTCAGTTCCAATTCAGCCTGAGGCTATTCCCTCTACCCAAACACCTACGGGCCCTCCCAGCGCTGATGGGAAGACCTATACACAGGAAGAGCTAAATGCGCTTCTTGCCAAGGTACGCAAGGAAGAGAAGGACAAGCTATACCCCGAACTGGAGAGTTACAAGACTCAACTATCTCAGTTCCAAACCACTCTTGACACTATTGACCAGGAGCGCAAGGACAGAGAAGCAGCTTTGGACAAGGCCAAGAAGGATGCGGAAGCCGCTGAAAAGGCAAGACTTGAAGCAGAGATGGACGCTAAGACTCTCATTGAGAGCAAGCTAAGAGAGACTAACGATACTTGGGAGACTCGATTCAACGAGCTTAATGCGGAGCGCGACAAGGAAAGAGCTGCCGCAGCCAAGGAACGTGCATACAACGAATTGGTTGATTACAGAAATAGCCGCCTGACAGAACTGGCGGATGATATTGCTCCACAGTTCCACGGATTTATTGCCGGGAACAGCAGAGAAGAGATTGACGCGGCCATTGTCAGAGCGCAGGAAGCCACCCAATCCATTTTCGAACAAGTCCAGCAGGCTCAACAGACTCCTCCACCGCGCGGTGTATCTCCAACCGGGTACAGTGCGTTCGGTCCATTGGAAGGCGTCCTTGGACAAAAGACTCTAACTGCCGCAGATTTTGAAAATATGTCTATGGCAGAGTATGAGGAGTACCGACAGAAGAGTGGACTAGCCGGTAGACAAGCGGCCAGTCAGCGTGGACTATTCGGTTAAACTGTTTTCTAGAGGGGTTTCCGGAGAGTACCCGACCCTTTAATAACGAGATATAAGGAATAAATATGCCAAGTGCTATCACGGGTACACCGAATATTTCCGGTTCCCCAACTGCTTATCCAGGTGGTTCTACTGCCCTTTCTCCAGCTATTCAGACTATTTGGAGCAAGGAAATTCTTTTTCAGGCAATGCCGATTTTGCGTTTCGAGCAATTTGCTGTAAAGAAGACAGAATTGGGCGTTACCCCAGGATTAACAATCAATTTCATGCGTTACAACAATTTGGGTCGCGCTACTCAGCTTGTTGAAGGTATCCGCATTCAGACTAACCCACTAACAGCTTCTCAGTTCTCTATCACTGTGGCTGAGCAGGGTTACGCGGTTGCCGTTTCCGAGCTTCTGCTAAACGCTTCCTTCGATGATGTAATGGCATCCGCTTCTCGTCTTCTGGGCCGTAACATGGCTACCTACCTTGACGAGAGTGCACGTAATACCCTTCTACAGGCTTCCTCACAGATTTACGGATACCAGAAGGATTCCGGACCACTTAACAACCAGATGTACTACAACATCGGCACCGTAGGTTCTGGTAATGCTTCCATGACCGGTGACTACAACCTTACAAGTCAGACTGTATACGATGCCGTCGAAACACTAGCGACAAAGAACGTCCCAAGATTGGGAGACAGTTATGTATGTTTCGTACACCCACACCAGTCAAGATGGCTGAGAAATGATCCTCAGTTTATCGAAATGACAAAGTATGCTTCTCCAGGTAATTTCATGCTCGGAGAAATTGGCCGTTTGAATGACGTTGTCTTTATCGAGACAACCCAAACAAGAAACGTTGTAAATGGTGCTGGAACCGGATGGACAACAGATACTACTACCGGTGGTGTAACAACCGGAAATGGTTCTGCTAACCGTTACGATGCAATCTTCATGGGAGACAATGCATTCGGACACGCTATTTCTCTACCAGTAGAATTGCGTGACGGTGGTATTCTCGACTTCGGAAGAGAGCACGCATTAGCATGGTATGCTATCTGGGGATTCGGGCTAATCACCGACGTTTCCGTAGTAATTGCTTCCACCAACTAATACCTTTCTTTAAAGCCCTCCCTGATGATTCCCCTTATCGGGGAGGGCTTTCTTTCTACTTATATACGAGCTATTAATTCTGGAGAACATAATGCCACCACGTAAGAGAGCCGGAGACCTTACCGGGCTTGAGACTCAGCGTCTACAGGCTGAGCATGCAGACGAACTGAAGGAGAGAGCCAAGGAGCTTTCCCTCATGGTTGAGTTGGCCGAGGAAGAGAAGACTGTTCCTGTTGACTACACCAAGTCCCCTACCCCTGCGCCCGAAATTGTTGAGGTTTCCGAAGTAAAGCTTGAGAACCCGACCCGAGTAATTATGGTAAATACCGATCTGGAGAGTGTAACCTTCGGAGCCGGTCAGCACTATAATTTTGAGATCGGAAGAAAGTACACTGTTCCTAGAGAACTTGCAGACCACTTGGCCTCAAAGGGTTTGCTCTTTGAAGGCTACTACCGCTGAAAGGTTGAATAAATGTCTGGAAGCTTTACAGATACAACAGATCGTGCTTTGCTGAATTACGTGACAGGCACTTCTCTGGGAGGCTGGACTCCTCCAGTTACCACCTACATCATGCTGTTGACTGCGGACCCTTCTCTAACTGCAGCAACTCCCACTGATCCCACCTTGGCCGAATTGACAGAACTGTCGGCTTCCGGATATTCCCGTCAGATTGCAACCTGGTCTTCCGCTACTTCCTCCTCGGGACTTAGTCAGATCAAGAACAGCAACATCGTTACATTCGGACCGTTCCCGGGAGCGTTGGGATCAGGAACCGCTACTACATATGGAGCCATGGTCAACGTGGCATCCGGAACTTCCGGTCTGGTATATGCGGTATGGCAATGGGACAATGCGGTAATCGCTCCGCAGAATCAGGCGATTACGATTCCTGTCAACAGCTTGATCATGACACAACAGTAGGTTGACTATGACACTGAACATGCAAGATATGATTTCCCGTGTACGAGTGGAGCTAGGAGATACCGGAGCGCCGTTCTCAGACTCATTCTTGGGAACCGGTTCGGTGTCACAATTCGATCTGACAGAATTCAATGTATGGAATATAACCATTACATGGATCAAGAATCAATCTCCTGTGCTTTTAACCGCTAACACGGACTATATGCTCAACTCCCAGGAGGGCACAGTATTCCTTTTGGGTTCCGCTGCTCCTTTACCACAAGGAGATCGCCTAGTCGTATCCGGTCAAGCCGGGGGGATGTTCTCCGATGAGGAACTGGAAATCTTTGTCAACGATGCTGTGCTTCAACATACCAATGGACGTACAGTAAAGACTCGTTTCAAGGATTCCAACGGCTTCGTCAAGTACATCTCTCAGCCCATGGACCTTTCCAACATCCCCAACGTGGAAGGTGTTCTGGTGGCCATGAGAGCCACTATAGATGCCCTATGGGCTTTGGCCACTGATGCTTCTACAGACATCGATATTTCTTCTGCCGACGGAACTACAGTTCCGCGTTCTCAGAGATATCGACAGCTCCGTGAACAAATTGACGGGCTTACCGACAGGTATAACCACCTGGCAGCAATGCTGAATGTAGGACTTGACCGTATTGAAATGTCCAAGATTCGCAGAGTATCCAAGACCACTGGTCGTTTGGTGCCTGTATTTGTGGACAGAGAATACGATGATTACGAACTTCCAGGACGCCAACTGCCTCCTATCGACACCAGAGATTTGGATGATTCAAATATTCAGTCACCTATTTTTGGTGGGATGTGGGGTCTATAAATGGGAAGAATCGGTTGGAAGGGTGGTCGCTTCTCCGTAGACTGGGAAACCAACGAGATTTATCGTGGGTTGAGAGATTGGCAAAGATGGACTGGAGATCAGTTCCAGTACTTCAGATTCGCTTATGATCAGAGCGATGCCGATCCTGTCTATGGAGAGGCGACTCTCCCCAAAGGACGAGTGTATTTTGGCCCGAACCTTATTCCTGCCCTTCACGTTATTCACGTAGAAGGTGACAATCAGAATACGGAAAACGGTTTTTACTACAACGATGCTATCCACTGCACTCTTTCCTTTGACCAGGTAAAGAGAACCGGCTTGGAAAGAATGGATCTCAGTACACAGAATTATCTGAAGGATCGCTTGGTATACGATAATAAGGTATTCCGAGTAACCAACATTCAGATTCTTGGGCAGATCCAACAAAGAGATATCATCATTACCATTGACGGTACTCAAGTGCAACCAGATGAGATGGTCAATGATCTACAGTTTGCCCAGTATGTTTCCAACATTGGTTATATCAGTGGACCAAAGAATTACAGCGCTACATCCATAGATACTTTGGCTATTGCTAATGAAGTAGATCAAATCAGACCTACATTGCGTAACCCTACTGCTTAGGGGAACTACAGCGAGCCAGTTATCAAAGTTGATGATCCCTTGACTATACTGGTCAAGGGATCATTTTATTTAAGGAGTCATATGTTCATCTTCAACGAAGACAGAGCTATGATGGAAAAACTATCTGGGCTTGTTGTCGGTGATGTGAACGCACCGGATTCCGGAAGACCGGTAGAAGTCAAGTGGTTGGACAGCGATACCGAGCTGGTCAATATGACATTTCCAAGCATAGTGATCTGTAACACAGGACTGACTTTTGATGCAGAACGAGCGGGAGCGGGTTGGTATCAGCTTCCTTATACTCCGGAAGGTTTTCCTATTTGGGACAACTCTACCGACGTATCTACTTCTCCATACTTCGCTCAGACCCCTATCCCTTATAATATTAATTACCAAATAGAAGTTTTTTCAAGAAACAATAAACACGCCACGTTTCTTACGGGTGTGTTGTCGGGACCGGATTTTCTCAGTACTAGATTCGGTTATCTGACAATTCCGGAGGACGGTACAGTTAGAAGACTCGACCTGATGTCTGGTCCGGAACGATTAAGTATTCGTGACAGGGATGACAAGAGATTGTTTCAAGCGATCTACAATGTGCAGGTTTCCACTGAATTGTTGCCCAAGGAAATTGAAGCCTATGCCCGTGTCAACAATGTGGTTATCGACCAATACGTTATGCCGCCCCAAGTCTAACTATCAGCCAGGAGATATTACATGGTTTACCAGAGACCAGGCGTATATATTAATACGACCTTAACACCTCTGACTCCCGGTGCTTCCGCTCCCGGACAGTCAACCGCTGCCTTTATTGGCACACACACTCAGGGACCAACAATCCCAACACTGGTAACAAGCTGGAACCAGTTCACCAATATCTATGGTGGATTCGGTAATGGACAGAGTTACCTTCCTTTCGCCGTTTGGCAGTACTTCGCCAATAACGGAAATCAGTGCTATGTGGTAAGAGCCGCAGCTACTGACGCTGTTGCTGCTTCTCAGACACTGAATGACCGCCAAGTAGGTGTCGGTGGAATTCTTCCTCCTACAGGTCTTATCGCTACTCCTGGTGGAACTGTTACACCTTCCTACACATACGAGTACACAGTAACCGCTGTAAACGGTACTGGTGAGACCAACGGTGGAACTCCAGTAACAGCCGTTGCCAATCAGACTCTGACTGGTACTAACAACGTTGTCCTTACTTGGAGTGCTGTTGTCAGCGCTACCTCTTACCGCGTTTACCGCAGAAACCTCACAGTTGGTGGAGTAACCTCTACACCGCTGTTCCTGGCTTCTGTTACCGCCCCTACTGTTACCTATACAGACACAGGTGCCGCTACTCCGGTTGGACCTATTCCTCTGTTCAACACAACTGGTACCGCCGTACCTATTCTCAAGTTCACATGTTCCGCTGTGGGCGCTTGGGGAAACAACATCTACATCGATATCTCCGACAGCCCAACCGGCGGTGGACGAATCAATGTGACGGTTCGATACGGTGGAACTTCCGATGCGAATATCGTAGAACGCTTTTTGGATACCACAATGGACAGAACAGATCCTCGCTATCTGGTATCCATGATTAATTCAACAGTTCTCGGTTCCAAGTATGTAAAGGCAACAGACCTAGGTGTCTACACCACATGGACAACCGCCAATACACCTAGAACTCAAAGTGCCACTGCTCTATCATCCGGTTCCGATGGAGTGGCAACTCCAAGCCTTCTAACCGCTACACAGCAGTTGTCCACTATTCAAGGTAACTTGGATGTGAATGTTCCGGGTGTTTCCGATAGAACAATCTTGAATCCTATTCTGGCTTACACCACTGCACAGCCAAACATGTTCACAGTAATTGACACACCACCGGCAACCATTGGTTCCGACGGTGTGACACCTAATGAGGCATCCACCGTAAACAGCTACATGGCTATGGTTATCGGATCTACACAGATCACACCTACAGCGCAGGCTGCTATCTACGGTCCTTGGTTGCAGGTATCCGACCCAACCTCCACAATTCAGGGAGCCACAAAGACTCTGCCTGCTGGTGGAGCTGTACTGGGGATCTTCTCCCAGACAGATGCACGCTTCGGAGTACAGAAGTCTCCGGCAGGTGTAAGCATTCCATTGCAGAGAACTGTAGGCGTAGAGCTGGCATTCCAGAACAGTAACCTTGACTTGATGAATACCAATGGAATCAACGTCAACAGATTCATTTCTGGATACGGATTCTGTGTCATGGGTACTCGTACTCTAATGCCAACACTGCCTAGCCGCTACGTAAGCATTGAGCGTACGTTGATGAACATCAACTACAACCTCTACCAGTTGACTCAGTTTGCTGTATTCGAAAATAACAACCCTAGCCTGTGGACACGCCTAAGTGCAGTTGTTACTCAGTATCTACAGGGCATCTGGCAGCAAGGAATGTTGCAAGGTGATACTGCCGAGCAGGCGTACTTCGTACAGTGTGATACCGGTAACAACACAGCTACCACAATCGCTTCTGGCGAGGTTCACGTAAAGGTCGGCCTAGCTTTGAATACTCCTGCTGAATTCGTTGTCCTTGACATCAGTCAGATGTCCGGGAACGTAAGCACCGTTCTTCCATAAGGAGTAATTAAATGCCAACAACCAACACTGCACCCATTGCAAAGGCGACGCCTTCTATTGGTCGCCTAGCGACTGATCCACTGAGAAATTTCAAGTTCAACGTCAATATTATGCACCCAAAGCTTTCTGGTTTTACCAGTATGGGATTCATGACTGTTTCCGGATTGAATATCACGACTGAGGTTATTCCTTATCGTGAAGGTGGAATGAACACAACAACTCAGAAGATGCCCGGACAAAGTGACTTCGCGCCTATCACCCTTTCACAGGGAGTAGCAATTGGTTCCGGAGATATGTGGGAATGGACCAGAGAACTATTTACTGTTATGCAGGGAACCGGTACTGGAGCACCAGGACAGGACTTCCGAGCAACAGTTGACATCATGGTTCTTGCTCACCCCGTAACCACAAGCCAAGTACCTGTTCAGGCTATCTATCGTGTATTCAATGCGTGGCCAACATCCATTGCATTCTCCGACCTTGACGCTGGAGCCAACGCTGTTCTTATGCAGCAAATGAGTTTGGCTCACGAAGGATTCGACTTTAAGTTGGCTTCTTCAAGCGGTCTCGGCGGCGGTGTACACTTCTAATTAGAATTTACGTAACAACAATTGGAGAATTACAGTGGAATACGAACTGCCGAATTATAGTATGACTTGGGATGGAGCAACGGAGCAGGAAATCAAGGGCGATGCCCCAGTAGCCAATGACTTGACCGCAAAGGTTTTGTCGGCTATGAATCCTGCTCCGTCCATCGATGCTTACCCGGATACGTATGTACATCTTCCTGCCGGATATATTTTCCAGAGTGAAGTAGTGCAGGATGCTGAAGTTCGGGAACTTACCGGCGCCGATGAAGAGGCCCTAGAAAAGGCTAGAGTGGGCGGTAATCCGGCTAAGTACATCAATACCCTACTCCAGTGCGGCGTGGTCTCCGTAGGCTCTCACACGGCCACTCAGAGCATTTTGGATGAGCTTGTTCAAGGAGACTTGGACGCTCTTCTCATGGGTGTCCGCAGAGCCACTTTTGGAGATGACTTCGAAGTATTCGGCGTCGTCTGCGAATCCTGCGGAGAATCCAATGATCTATCTTTGAACCTCAAGGATATTCCTGTAAAGGAATTGGACGATCCATCCGTACGAGATTTTCTTGTACCTCTTCGTAAGGGGCGCTCGGCTCGTGTGCAATTCCCTACTGGTGCTGTACAGACTGAGATTTTCAAGAAGAACAGAACTATCACCGAAATGAATAACCTAACCCTCGCTGCCTGTATCCTGGCTTTCGTAGAAGCAGACGGTTCTGAAACTCCTTGTAACGGAATCAATGCTGTGAAGAAGATGGGTGTATCTGACCGTAAGACAATTCAGATGTTCATCTATGATAATCAACCAGGACCGCGCTATGACCAGGTAGTAGCTCAGTGTCATGCGTGCGAGGGCGAGGTACCTGTTCCACTTAGCGTGGGAGTCCTGTTTCGCGAACTCTAATTATTCTGATCTCTACAAAGAATATGAACAATTGGTAGATGCTTTCGGTTGGCCGGTATCGGAAAGCCGCATTCTTACTTATAGGGAGCGCAAGCATTGGATCAATAGATACGTATTCAAATTGGAAAAGGAATACGAGAGAATACATCAGCAAAACAATTCAAATCAGGTCCACGTGAATACCATGGGATCGGGCGTTACTTTCGGTGGAAAGCCTTTTAGACACTATAATTGAAAGTAACATCGAACTAGGAGATCACGTTGGCTACCAATAACAGCAGCAACAGCAACATCGGAGCCAGCCGCTTGTTGGGGACTCAAGGTCTCCAGCAGGCGGTTGATTCGTTAACGCAACAAGTTAATAAACTCAATCAGAGTATCGGCGCCGTTTCGGGTTCATTCAACAATATGGCCGGAGCGGGAAGACGTGCTGCCGGTGGAAGTGCGGGGGGCTCCTGGAATGCTGGAAGTAACAGAGCCAACTACTCCAACTACAACGGCGGCGGTGGAGTATTCACCGGGCTAGGACAAAGACTTTCTTCCATGCCGGGTGGTGGTCGTATAGCCGCTGCCGGTGCAATCGGTGCTGGCTTCATGTCTGCTACTACCGCTTACGCCAATAAGAATATGGCAGATATGATGGTTGCCGATCTTTACGGTAGTCAAGCCAATATCGTTGCCGGTAGACCTGGCTCTACCTTGTCCCGTCACATGGTATTCAGCGGAAACAATATCGCTCTCAATACTATGGATGCCGCCAGAGCTGCATATACCAATACGTATAACTACGGTAATGCCTATTACGGTACTCAGGTAAATCAAAGATACCTACAAGGACAGAATCAGCAAAGAGGATTTGCTTACGCATCTCCCGGTATGGGCGCTCAAGCGGCAGCACAGACTGCAACCGAATTAGGTAGTGGTCGTGCCTTTTATATGTCACAGGCCCTGGGACTGCGCCCGACTATCGGAAATGGCGGCGTGCAGTCATCCCCTCAAGAAATTGCTCGTTCTATCTACAACCGTACGTTCGGTAATCGTCAAGTAACCAATAAGCAGCTATCCGCTTCTCTTACACAGACTGGTTCTCTTTCTGTAAATCTGAATTATATGTCCAGCCAGTTGGGTCTAAGTCAGCAGAGCCAGACCATGATGAGAAACTATCTGACTGGTCTCACGGCTGCACGTAATTCCGGAATGTCCACAGATGAGTTCGACAAGCTGTCTACTCTTGCGGGAAACAATGACCGTGCCGCAATCAATAAGCTGAAGAAGGCCACCGGTCTCGGTGACTCTATGTTTGAATCCCAGAGAAGTTTGAATACCAGCCGTGCAGATAGAATGCAAGATATTCTGGATTCCTTGTCTCCAGCATTCAAGGATGCTACTGCGGCGGTACAAAACTTCACTGAAGGAATTAATGCTTTCCTAAAGAGCACAGGACTTGACAGCGCCATCGGTACTGCCGGTGGTTGGGGTTCCGCGCTGTCCGGCGGTCTTGGTGGATTCAGTGCTGGTTTCGGAGGAATAGGTGGCGGAATGCTAGCCGCCCGTCTGTTCGGAATGTTTCGTGGAGGCGGAGGAGCTGGAGGTGCTGGCGGAATGATCAACGCCACCAGAGGAGCAGGAGGTGCTTATGGGATTACCTCTGCCGGAAGTAGTGCCTCCTTGATGTCCACCCTTGCCCCGGTTGCTGGGGCTGCCGGATTATCTGTCGTTGTCGGCAATAAAATTGCCAATGAAAACAGAAAGCTCCTTCCTCAATATATGAAGAAGGATGCTGATGGAAATCCTACAGTATCTCCGAACGTATACCACAGCAGACTTATGCACTTCGATGGTCGTGCTGGTGGAGGACACAATTCCAATTCCGCTGACGGAGGAAGCGGGGGCGGCGGAGGTAATGGTAGTTCCAGCAATAATGGAGCCACTGCTGCGCAGGTTCTCGGTTTTGCTCAGTCACAGTTAGGTGTTCCTTACGTATGGGGAGGAACTTCTCCAGGAAAGGGATTGGACTGTTCAGGTTTGGTTCAGTGGGCATTCGGACAAGCAGGCGTAAAGCTTCCGCGTGTATCTCAGGATCAGGAGAATTCAGGTTCGCCAGTAAATCTCGGTGATGTACAGCCGGGAGATCTTCTATTCAAGGGACACCCTGCTACTCACGTTGCTATTGCTATGGGCAATGGTCAGCTTATTGAAGCCCCACGTACCGGATTGAATGTTCGTATTCGTGGATACTCACCTAGTGAATTTACCAGTGCCAGAAGAATTCTGGGTTCTGTGGGTAACATGGGTTCTTTGATAAACGGTAAGTCCGGTAATGATGTCAAGAACACCTTGAACAATGCCCAGTCTCGCTCTGGCGGAAATACCGGAGACTTCGGATCTACTAGTGAAGCCGCTGCGGTAGCTTCCGCTCTAGCTTCTTCACTGGGATCTCTTCCTATGAGAAGTGCTTCTGCCAAGGGAACCTCCGGAACTTCTCCATTGGGTCAGGAACCTACTGGCGGCGGAGGAAATGACAAGGCTTCTTTGCAGTCCTATGCAAAGCAATTGCTTGCCAAGTACGGGTGGAGTGACCAGTGGAGTGCATTCGACGCTCTGGTTATGTCCGAATCTTCTTGGGATGTGCACGCTACAAACAAGTCTTCTGGTGCATACGGACTTCCGCAGTCTCTTCCACCAAGCAAGATGAAGTCAGCCGGATCGGACTGGCAGACCAATGGAGAAACACAGCTTCGTTGGATGATGGATTATATTTCCGGTAGATACGGTAATCCTTCAAAGGCGTGGTCTTTCCACCAGAGAAACAATTGGTATGCCTCAGGAGCCTGGAACATCGATCAGGATCAGGCAGCTCAGGTTCACAAGGGAGAAATGATTCTTCCTGCCAAGCAGGCGGAGACCGTACGTAGTGCCATCACTAACGCTATTGCCAATTCTGGAGGAAAAGAAACTGTTACTACAAGTGGAGGATTAACAATCCAGAATCTCAATGTCAATCTACCAGCGGGATATACTGGTTCTTCAGACGATGCCCGTGCAGTGGCAAGAAGTATTTATGCAGCAATAGAAGACAGAGATCGCCTAGTAAGATTGCAGAAGGGAATCTAATGGCAAATACGCAACCCATTACCGGCGTATACTCTCCCATCAGTGGGCAGCCGGGAACCATCGTAGTAGAGAACCCACCGTTTCATCCTAATATTTTGAATATTCCGGGACAACAAAACGGTGTTGCCAATGGTGGAGCATTTGATACAGTTCTCGGAGATTCCAATTCTTTACTCTATCGTGGTCTAATTAGCACAAGACAGCAACAGGGCTCTAATCAGATATTTCGAGTGAAGTTTTTATACAATCCTTCCACTATCCACGAGAGTCGATCTATCGACTTGAATAATAATGTGGTTCCGACTTATGCCAGAAATCCAGACGATCCTGGTAGTTACGTTACAGGACTTCAAGCCACATTGAGTTTCAATTTGCTGTTTGACAGAACATTTGAATTGTGGGATAGTGCATATGTAAATACGGATGCCGGTAAATACGGCACCAGTGTAGATACGAATGCATTCTTTAATATGCTCAATATTAACCAGCAAGTTACACAAACGCCTACCCATTTAGGAGCTGGAAGTTTCCAAGATACTAGATCATCCTTTACCACAGTAGTTCAGGGAGTCATGGCTCCAGTTCCTGTAGATATTTATTTTGGATATAGATCAGTAGGTGCTTTGAAATACTTCGGCTATATCAGTCAGTTGGATATTACACATACACACTTCACTCAGAAGATGGTGGCGCAAAGATGTGCTATTGGTGTAGGTGTTACTTTAATGTCCGACTTGTACAGTGGATCAACAGGAGGATAATATGCCCATCAGTCCTTACAGCAGATATGCAGACAACCTCCTTCTCCCCATTGTTGATGACGGAGTATCCAGACCCACAATAATAATAGGTACTCCGGATCAGCAAACTATTAGCTACAGCACATATACGTGGAAGCAAGGAGATTCTATTGAGTATCTCGCTTATTCTGTATACGGTGATGAACAATCCTGGTGGTATATTGCCAATGCAAATCCAGAGATTATGTTTTGGAACACAGTAAATCCTGGAACACAAGTGAGGGTGCCAAGTGCTTAGTAAGCAGAAAGCACTTCCGTACTTTGAGGTAGTAGTGGCTGGCGAACTCCTGAAGAAGAACGCGGTAAGCGTTGACATTGTTCAGGAGATCGGCAGCCACTCTGTCGCATTGTTACGAGTGCAATATATCGGAGTGACGAATACTCAAGGTACACAGGGTATTCGCGGATCATGGCAGTTCATAAGCGAGGGAACCCCCATTGCTGTCAACTATGGGATGAAGCCCGGCTATCTGGCACAGTTCTTGGGATACGTAGCATCCTACCAAATCCTTAAGAATGCAACAGACAAGGGACACAGTAATCTTATTATGAGTACTGTGGAGTACACAGTTGTTGGCACTAGTTACAATATGCAATCCACCAAGAACAGAACATGGAAGAACACAAGTCCTTCAGCAATCGCTTCTCAGATCGCTGTAGAGAATGGGTTCCGTGGAGTTATCCACCCGTATGTTTCTGCTATTGACTATCGTCTACAGAATACAAGTGACTTCCGATTCCTTGCCCAGTTGGCCGGAGAGATCGGTTATCATTTCTATGTGGACAACACGGATTTGTATTTCATCAATCCCAAAGTCATTCTCAATCAAAACAACATCCGACAGTCGCCCACTTTTTGGATGTTCAACACGCCCGGTATGTGGGACACGATCAGATCGTTCAAGCCTATCGTTGGAACCATTACTCCGGATGGAGGAATCGTAGCCAATAGGTTTGTTACGGGATTGAATCCTACTACCAAGAAGTTCATTACCGCTTCCAACCAACCGGAACTGTTTACATCCCCTAAGGCACAAGCACAGTCCGCCACAATCAGTCAGTACTTCCGTGACGCTCCTGCAGAATCCCTGTACGAAGCCAATCAAAAGGCTCAAGCCTATGCGGACAGAAATCTGTATTGGTTGACAGCAGAGTGTGAGTTGCGAGGGGACTTCAGAGTCAAGCCAAATGCCACCGTAGAAATGGCTGGAAGGGCCCTTACAGAGGCAGACATGGGTACGTGGCTGGTCAAGTCCGTTACTCACTCTCTGACCATGCCTGCCCCCACTGGAGCCATTTGGGATGCCACGTACACTATGTGCGCGACTTTGGTACGCGATCAGGTATACACAGCCAATACCTCCAATCCCGGACCATTGGCACCAACCGTGCAGAAGGTAGCCCCCGCACTTATCGGAAATATATGGAGATCATCTAACATTGGAGCACAGATAAATGCAAACTAGTTATATGGGTGTTTACCGCGCCTTGGTTACTACCAATGTTGATCCCGCTGGGTTGGGAAGAATTCGCACACAGTGTCCTCAGGTTGCCGGTGCAGCGGAACTTCGCTGGGCAGAGCCAGTAAATATCGAAGCACCCATTCCTTTGAACAACACACTGGTATGGATTGCTTTCAGTGGTGGCGATGTTACAAAGCCAATGTACTTCACCAATACCGTTGCGGATATTCCTGTTGTAGGGGCTTCTCTTCCATCTGCTCCTTATCAAGGACAGCTGGCTTATGAAACCACAACAAACACATTGCAAATGTGGACGGGTTCTGTATGGAAAATCCTAAGTGGCTATACACCGGCTACCTTTAATCCGGGAGTCGGACAAACCAACTACATCACATTGGCCAATGATTTTACAATGACCAGCACTACTACTCTGACAGCTGTTACAGGTATGTCCTTTCCAGTTTTGGCCAATGCCCGATACTTGTTGGATGGTTACCTGTCCTACGCTGGTTCTGTTGGAGGTGGTGGTCTTGGAGATCTCAAGTTGGATTGGACTGTGCCCGCAAGCACAACATTCAGATGGGCAAGAAATGGCTACCCGGTAGGAAACACTAATCAGATTGATACAGTAGAAACGGACGAAGTCACCATTAGAGCATTGGGTACCTTCGGTCCTTCCACAAATATCACTGCATATTTACGTGGCAGTATTCTTATAGGGGCCAATGCAGGTACCATTCAATTAAGGGCAGCGCAGAATACATCTAACGCTACCCCGACAATTATGAAGAATACCTCCTGGTACAGTGTCACTCGTCTAAGTTAATCTAGTAATTTGGGATAATAGAACTATGGGACTACAAATGACTATCCCGTTCACCATATCGGAGAACGGTTCGGTTTCTACAGAGACCGATGTAGAAGTACAGATTCAACAAAGAGTAAGAGCGTTGGTGGGTACCGAATTGGGCCAACGCCCTATGAGAGCTGCGCTAGGACTTCCATTATCTCGATTGCTTTTCGGTATTACGGATACCTTGGTAACTGCGGAGTTGCGAGATGCTGTAACTACTCAGCTCAGTACATATGAACCGGGACTGAATGTGTTGTCGGTTACTACCAATTCCAGAGAAACCAATGACGGAAAATCCCAAATCAATGTCGAGTACGCTCCGGTATTTGCTGCTTCCGCTACTGCTGCGGTAGCCAACACTGCTGTAATCGAAGTCGGCGGAACAGTTAAGGAGATTACAGTAAATGGCAACAGTTAATGCAAACATTCCAGCAATCGACTATACGTCAAAGGACTACAACGGATTCATAACTTCGATGTTGTCCTATGCCAAGACGGTGTTTCCGGAATGGACAAATCAGAATCCGGGCTCTCTTGAAGTAATGCTCATGGAGTCCTTCGCCAGAGAGATGGATGTTCTTTCCTACTACGGAGATCGTATTCTGGCGGAATCCTACATTGGAACCGCTACCCAACTGGCTTCGGTTATTCAGTTGGCCGAACTTTTGGGCTACATTCCAAGCCAGCCACAGGCAGCTACAGGAACAGTTACTTTCCAGACAGCTACTGGTGGTCCGGCTGTTTCTGTTCCAAAGGGAACTCAGGTAACCACTGCATACATTACTTCTCTCAATGCGCCTATCACATTCGAGACTCAGGCGACAGTAACCGTCCCCGGTAACGGCGGTACGGTAGTAGCCAACGTGGCGCAGGGTGTTACACAAGGAAGTACACAGTTCACCATTGGAAGCAATACTCTTTCACCTACCTTGGTGACTATGGAACTGTTGGGATCTTCCGACGGATCTTCTTTCCAGCAATTCTCTCTGGCAAATAATCCTGTTGTCGGTGGATCTATTACCGTGTACGTACAGAATCCTCTGTATAACACAACCACTACAGGAGTCGATCAGGTTGTGGCATGGACCAATGTCACCAGCTTGATGTCTGCTACTTCAAGTGATCCTTCCTGGTCGTACACAGTTGACGACCAGAATATAATTACCGTTCACTTTGGTGACAATGTCAATGGAGCTATTCCTGCTGCCGGATTGAACATCTATGCCAACTATCGTGTTGGTGGCGGTTCTATTGGCAACCTAGGTATCAATCAGATAAACGATATTGCTTCTCCTATTACCGGAGTAACCATTGCGAGCTCTACTGCTACTACGGGCGGTGTTGACCGCGAAAGTATCGATCAGATTCGTAACAATGCGCCTAAGGCTTTTACTGCACAGGATCGTGCGGTAACTGCTCAGGATTTCAGCAATCTGGCTATCACGTATCCCGGTATTGCACAGGCGGGAACACTGGCTACAACATCAACAAACGTTCAGGTATACGCCACTGCCAACGGTAATGTCACACCTAGCCAGGCGCTATTGGATGGTTTACAGGTTTATTTACAATCCAAGGCCATGATCGGTCAAGTCGTTTCTACTTCAGCGGCTTCTAGAATTGAAATTGCTGCAACCCTTACTGTAGGAATCAGCCCGTTGTATGATCCAAGCACGGTTTCTCTGCAAGTCACTCAGGCTATTCAGAACCTTCTGGCACCTGCAAACGTTACTCTGGGAATGCGCCTTCCAGTAAGCAAGGCATACTCCACAGTCATGTCAGTACCTGGTGTTATCTATACCAATATCACCGTGTGGAATAGATCGGGTGGAGGATTTACTTTGGGAGATATTTACTTGCAGGTAAGTGAGATTCCTTTTATTGCCACTAATCTATTAATCACTCCTGTAGTAACCACAACATAAGGAATCCTCATGGTAGCTATCTATCCTACAAATATTCGCAACTTTACGTACAAGACTGACTTCACGGATATTGTTAATGCGGGTGACGTCAACTCTGCATACGATGAGATCAAGGCTATTGAGACCACTTTGGGAACAATGCCACAGACTGATCTCATAGACAACACCACAAAGACGTGGCTGAGTGTGGACGATAGAATGACTGCGTTGCGTAAGAACGTGTCCAGTCCGTATGCTAATGTTGTTATCAATAACGTAAATGCCTCTTTCCAAACCTTACCCTCATTCACCGGTAAGACGTGGGACACCCACAATATGTGGAATGGTTCCGATAAGCTCGTATGTCCACGTACCGGTGTATATACGATCAGCTACACCGTACGCTGGTATCAAGGATCTCTGCCGGGGACGTTCAACTCTTCCGGATTCATCAAGTCTTCTTTGAAAATGGTAGGAGATACCGATCCATTCATCGGAGTCACCGAGTATTTCCCAGTCGGCTGGACAGTAAGAATTGAGCAGTCTGCTTCGGTAACTGTTCCTTGGGTTCAGGGGCAAGCCTTTTACCTTATTCTTAATCAGAACATTATGCCGAACATTCCTATCTCTGCCAGCATTTCTGCAATGTTCCACAGAGATGGTCCTACTTCTCAGAATCTATAAGGAGTCTAAATGAGCTTAGGTTACGCTATTGATTACTACGGGGTAGCCACCTATGGATATTCTCAGCCTACAGATTACAGCGTAGCCCCGTTCACTGCGACTCAAACAAACTACGGCGAGCTGACTTTGAACTGGAAGTCCGCAAACAGTAAGCCGTGGAAGCAAATGCAGTTGGTACGAAGTTTGTACGGTTATCCGTCCAGTGCTGTTGACGGTACTGCTGTGGCAAACTTCGTACCAACTGCTACGTTTACTTCTCACACAGACAGTAATCTGCTGACTGGAAGAATCTATTACTACACTATGTTTCTTACTCTGGAATCTCCTACATGGAATTCCGGAACAACGTACAGCACAGGAACTATAGTTGTTCTCAATGGAAACTATTGGATCAGCCTACAGAATTCCAATCTCAATAACACCCCAGCAGTCGGATCGGCTTTCTGGGCAAGTACTACTTATGTGCCCACTTGGCTGCCTGCCGGTTATGTTGCCAGTCTTGTAGTAAATGATTACGGGTACTCTTCCTACCTATACGAACGTACTCCGCAACCATACAAGATTACAAGTACGGATATTTTTACAAGTGTAGATATTGACAATCCGGCGCTGTACAACTACTTGTCTGTATTCGGATTTATTCTGGATATGACCAAGACGGAGTATGACTTCTATTTGGAATCCAATAATCCAGACATCGTAGCGTCAGCTAATTTGGATTGGTTGGGTGCTGAGCTGGGAATCAGGACAGACTATCTGGTCAGCCCACAATTGAGAAGAAACCGTATCAGTAATGCTGCCGTCAATTACAGACTCAAGGGAACCGCTCAAGGTATTCACAATGCCATCGCTGCTATTTCCGGTTGGGATTCTGTAGTTAATGGCAGTAAGAATATGACGCTGAATATTGACCAAAGCTACTTGGGTCATCCTATTTACAGTGCCTGGGATGCTACAACGTCTTATCAGACCAATCAGTTGGTACAGTTCAATGGATTCAACTACAGGGCTTTGATGACTACTTACGGGGCCGCACAAGCACCAACAGGCACAAGCTCTGCGAATACCTGGTGGACCCCGTTGATTTCAACTACTACCACGCCTATTTATGACACTACAACTTTGGCGGACCCTCGTTATCTGAGCACACCTCCTGGTGTATATGGAACATGGGCACCTAATTCGGGTTCTTTGT